TCTGGTGGGTCTGATACTTCTACTGAATATTCACAAACACAAGGAACTCCAAATAAACAATCATCCGGCCGCCAGAATAATAAATTAGGTGCTACATTCGAAGAATCAACAAAAGTTAAAAGTTTACAACCATTTGAAGGAGATCAGTTATTTGAAGGCAGATGGGGGCAATCAATTAGATTTAGTTCTACAATAAAAGGTAAAACATCTATATATGATAAAAAACCTGCTTGGACTGGTAATAAATCAGGAGATCCAATTACAATAATACGTAATGGTCAAGCACCAGCATCTGGCAAAGGAGCCTTTTATGTCATAGAAGATTTTGAAAAAGATGGAAGTTCAATATGGTTAACGTCTACACAAACACTAGATAAAACTTCAGGATTTAAATCATCTCAGAAAAATTATGGCTTAACAACCGAAGTGACACCAGAAAAAAATTATAAATCTTCTCAAGTAGTTATTAGTGCAGATAGATTATTTTTTAATTCCAAGACAGATTATATTATTTTAAGTGGAAAGAAGTCAGTAAACATAGCCACTCCTAAATGGCAAATGGATATGGATAAATTATTTACAATATTAGAAGAGACGTTACAACAACTTGCAGATTTAACTTCGGCTAAAGCATCATTTCCTACTCCTACGGGAGGAAGTACATTACCTGCTACCAATGTAGTACCGGTACAAAAATTATTAACTGAGTTGAAATCAATGGCGCAATAAATAAAGGAATAAAATGGCACTAATTTTAAAAGTATTACAAGAAGGATTATTAAACGCAATGAAAAAGGCTCAAACAGCAAAATCCGGAGCAGCCGGCAATCAAATTTTAGCAACCGAATTAGCTAAAGCTATTGATGCATATATAAAATCCGGTGATGTAAATACTCAAGTAGCTACTGATGTTATAACAGTGGTTGCACCTGGAATACCAGTAACGACAGCCGGTTCAGCAGTTGCACAAGTTGGCGCAACAACGATCCCTGGAGCAGGTAAAGGAGCTGGTGTAGGAGTTGGCGTAGGAAAAATAACCTGAAAGTTAAGTAAGTAATATTTATATAAAATAAATAAAGAAGAAATTATGGAGACAAAAACATTTATAAAAGTTATGCGTAAATTAATACGTGAAGAGGTAAGATCGGCCGTCCGAGCTGAAATGAAACAAGTATTAAAGGAAGAAAGAGTTTCTGATAAAAAGGTAATAAACCATGGTATGGATTTATATAAAATGACACAAAAATCTCAACCTAGAAAACTTCCTAAACAAAAGAAAAAGGTCTTTACTGAGAATGATTTATTAAATGATTTATTAAATGAAACAGCTGGTTCTATGGACGGAAATGAAATGCACGATACCGGACCACAAGTACAATTTGAAGAATTTCCGACAATGAATTCATATGATACAGGCAATGTCCCTAATTTTTCTGATATAATGAATAAAAATAATCCAGGGACTGTATCAACCAATGCAACCCCATCTACAGACCTTTCCGGAAATCCAGTAAATGTACAAGCTTTACCAGAAGAATTAGAAACTGCTTTTACACGAAACTATTCTGATTTAATAAAAGCAATGGATAAAAAGAAGGTTAAGAATTAATGGCCAGACTTGAATATCAATATAATCCATTAGATCTAGAACCAGATGTGGCAATTGGTGTAAAATTACCATTTAATAGTTCTCCTGGAGGCAGATCTGCAACACAAAATCAATTATCAGGCTCCGTTACCGGAGGTGGTCCATTTACATTATCTTATACCACTGAAGAACAATCGATTTCAAATTTAAAAAATTTGTTATTAACTCGTAAAGGTGAGCGCCTAATGCATCCTACATTTGGAACTCAAATTTATGATAGTTTATTTGAGCCTAACACGGAAAATTTGAGAGAGATATTAACTGATCAATTATCAGAAGACATTAAATTTTGGTTGCCGTATATTATTATTGATGGATTAGATGTTAATATGGATGCAGATAATCAAGGCGGAGGATATGGTTATATGATATCAATAAAATTATCATATCGAACAACAGAACAAGGAGCTAACCAGGTTATTAATATAATAGTAAATCAAGGCGGAGTAGGAATAATAGAATAAAAAGGATGTAAAATGTCAATCATTAAAAAGGATGTAAAATATTTAAATAAAGATTTTGGGAAATTTCGAAAAAATTTAATAGATTTTACAAAAAACTATTTTCCAAATACCTATAATGATTTTAATGAATCGTCGCCTGGAATGATGTTTATGGAAATGGCATCATATGTAGGAGACGTTTTATCATTCTATACAGATACACAATTAAGAGAATCTTTGATGTCTCAAGTCCAAGAAAGATCTAATTTATATACATTATCTCAAGTATATGGATATAAGCCAAAAACAGTAACTCCATCAAATGTTAAATTAGATGTATATCAACTCCTTCCGGCAGTAGGGTCTGGAGCAGACGCCCGGCCAGATTATAGATATGCACTTTCAGTAAAGACTAACATGGAAGTTTCAAATATAAATGCTGTAAAATTTAGATCATTAGATTCTGTAGATTTTCAATTTTCAAGTTCAGCAAGTCCATCAGATATATCTGTATACGAAGTGGATGATACGGGAAATATTACATATTATCTTTTGAAAAAGCAAGTTAATGCAGTATCCGGAGAATTAAAAACTAGTACGTTTGCATTTGCGGACCCTAAAGTTTATGACAAAATTGTTTTACCTGATGCAAATGTAGTTGATATTGTAAGTGTAACAGATGTAGATGGTAATGCATGGACTGAAGTAGATTATTTAGCTCAAGAAACAATTATGAATCCAGTAGAAAATATTTCATTTAATAGTCCCGCAACATCACAACACAGAAGTACAGTACCTTATTTGATGTGTTTAAAACGTGTTCCGCGGAGATTTATAACTAGATTAAGACAGGATGGTTTAATGGAACTTCAATTTGGTTCTGGATTAAGTACTGATTCGGATGAGGATATTATTCCTAATCCAACCAATGTAGGAATGGGATTATCTTATTTGGACCGGTCTGTTTCTGCTAATGTTGATCCGACAAATTTTTTATATACAAAAACATATGGTCTTGCACCATCAAATACAACATTAACGGTTAAATATTCATTAGGAAAAGGAGTCTCCGATAATGTTGCGTTAAATACAATTAATACTGTTGATGTAATATCATTTGCCACCGCCGTATCACCAAATTTAGATAATACAGTGATGAGTCAGGTACAAGCATCAGTAGCCGTTAATAATCCGGAACCAGCCACCGGTGGAGCGTTAAAACAAAATATCGATAATATCCGACAAGACGCCATGGCAACCTTTGCCTCGCAAAATAGAGTTGTGACCAAGGAAGATTATATAGCGCGATGTTATTCTATGCCAGCAAAATATGGTGCAGTTCAAAAAGCATTTATAGTTCAAGATGAACAAATAGAAAGTAATAATCCAGACCAAATAATCCCAAATCCTTTGGCATTAAATCTTTATACATTAGGGTATGATCAAAATAAAAATTTCGTTGGATTAAATAGTGCATTAAAAGAAAATTTAAAAACATATTTATCTCAATTCCGGGTAATGACTGATGCAATTAATATAAAAACTGCTTATATTATTAATATTGGGATAGAATTTGAAATAATTACTGTTCCAAATGCTAATAGTAATGAAGTAATATTACGATGTATAAAATATTTAAAAGATACCTTTAATAATGATAATCAACAAATAAATGAACCCATTAATATTTCTACTTTAATGAGTGCATTAGATAGAATAAAAGGAGTACAAACAGTAGTTGAGCTTGAATTTGTAAACTTATTTGATACAAACGAAGGTTATTCCGGAAATGTATATGACATTAACACTGCGACAAAAAATAAAACAGTTTATCCATCAATGGACCCTGCTATATTCGAAATTAAATATCCAGATAAAGATATTAAAGGACGTGTAGTAACATTTTAACTTAGGAGATTAATTCAATGTATTATCTTATATATCCTGAAAAAGATACAACATTATACGAAAAGGAACCAACCCAGAATACTGGGATCGATCCTATTTTAGAAATTACGAAATGGACAAAAGATCAAGTCTCATCTGATGGTTGGAAATGGGCAAATACATATAATTCACGAATTTTAATGCAGTTTGACTTATCTTCAATTTCTTCTTCAATAACAAAAGGTGAAATAAGTAGTAATGCAAGTTACCATTTAAATTTAAGAGCTATAGATGCTACAGACTTACCTGTTTCATATTCATTAGCGGCATATCCTTTGAGTCAATCCTGGGATAATGGCAATGGTAATACTAATGATGTTCCTAAGATAACCAATGGGGCTTCATGGTATTATCGTGATAATACAGATACAGCAACTAGATGGCAGACATCTTCATTTGCAGCAGATTCAACCGGTTCCTGGGTTACGAATGCAGGAGGTGGATGTTGGTATACTGCCTCAGCAGCAACTCAATCATTTAATTACACATCTCCCGATGTAAGAATGGATGTAACGAATATTGTTAAACAATGGATAAGCGGTTCAATACCAAATAATGGACTAATTATCAAAAGGCCTAATGGAGATGAATCCGGTAGTGCTGTTTTTGGTAAATTGAAATTTTTTGGACGAGATACACATACGATCTATGTTCCTAGACTAGAAATAGCTTGGGATGACAGTTCATTTGTAACCGGATCATTATCAGCATTAACGGATGAAGATATTGTATTATATTTTAAAAATTTACGGCCGGAATATAAAGAATCATCAAAAGCTAAACTTCGAATAGTAGGTAGGTCACAATATCCAACAAAAGTATATTCAACTTCATCAGTATATTTATCAGTTGATTACTTACCAACATCATCCTACTATTCAGTTAAAGATTCAAGAACAGAAGAAACAATAATACCATTTGATAAAAATTATACAAAATTAAGTTGTGATAGCACCGGAAATTATTTTAATGTCCGATTAAATTCTTTTCAACCAGAGCGATATTATAAGTTTGTTTTTAAAGTCGAACGAAATGGTGGAAATGATACTCAAATATTTGATAATGGATATTATTTTAAAGTAATAAGGTAACGTTATGCCATATGACAATACACAAACCGAACAAATAACCAATGATTCTATTTCCAGAGAATCATTAGATCGTGATATAATTCGCAATTCTAAAGGCATAGTGGAATTACAAATAAATTCATCTGACAAAGTTAAATTAGGAGTACCGTTAATTACAACCGAAATCGGACTTTCATCATTTGATAATGTTGTAGATACTAAATTTACTTATTTTCCACCACCGGTAACTGCTGATCCAATTGTAGCTGCAGAAGCAGCCCAAGCTGCCGCGGAAGAAGAGTTGTTTAAATTCATGCCGTCTGATGGAACATTTATTAGAAAGCCATCCGGCCGGCAGGATATGAGGAATTGGGATATTTGGTGGATGATAGATGGTAAAAAACAAAGACTTGTAAGGAATAGTGGAAATACAATCCAAGATCATTGGTGGAAACATGTCCAAGTATTGTTAAGAGAAAGAAATTCGTCATATGATTCAATTCAGATAATAGACGATGTAAATTTTTGGAATAAAATTCCTAATAACGTATCTGTCCCTACTAATTGGCCAAGATGGTCTGAATGGACAGATTACCACCCATCAGAAACAGGATATGAAGCATTACCACCGAATGATCCAGGACAATCGACATATTGGGATGAAATGCGAGTAAAATATGAAGGAAAGATGGTATTTGTCCCTGGACCTTTAACAGGAGCAAATACAGGAGAATGGACTACAGCTATGCCTCCAGTAAGTTTATTTGTATTAATAAATGGTAAGTGGCGACCAATAATTGATTTTAATGCAACGAAGCCTATGCCTCAAAGCACAGGTCCATCTACAGAACACCATCCAAACAATAATCCTGATTTTGTAACTAATTTAAGTGGAGGTCAAAGTCCTACCGTTTACAAACAACGAAGAGATGCAGTTGTTCTTTTCGATGCTATAGCACGTACAAATGGAGTACCAACTTTTTCTGAAAGTAGTAAACCATACGTTCCTGATAGTTATGCTAGTCCAATAAATGGATCTCTTTGGTGGAGTGCTAATTCTTTTAGTATCCCAGGAAAATCATGGATTTATATCGATAGAAATTCAGATAACCAAATATATACCGGAACAGATGCCGGCACATTCTCAATTGATAGTTGGGAAAATACGCGACAATATAGAGGAATTGGGTCATGGTTTCCCGACCCACCGATGGCCGAACGGTTGGAACCATATATAATTTCTGGCGTTCCATATAAATTACGTGGCGCAGATGCAGCTTGGAAAACAATCCACGGAACGTCGTATGATATTTTAAGTCCACAAGATCCTATAGTCGAACGTAATTCACCATTTTGGGAATCGGCATATCCTTATACTAATGTTGGTTTACATGTAGCTCCTTTGACGTTAGAAGAATATCAAATATATTTAAATACTGGGCCTGATAAATGGGATAAAGAATGGCTTACAGATTATTATCCACCGGGTGATGAAAAATATTATGAAAGTGCCCCAGGAGTACCGACAACAACGCCACCACCCGGACCACCAGTAGGAGCATAAAATATGGCATTAGATCAATATACAAATAGTGGTCAGATTTTAGAAACTACAGATCCAACTGAAGGTCTCCGATACACTTCAGAGGATTTGGATATACTACAAATCACTCCTAAAATTTCGTTAATCAATCCAGCAAACATCCAGAATAATTATATATCAGAATTTCATGTTTATTCGCCTGATGGTACTTGGATGACCGGTAACCATCAATTTACTGATACTGATATTAAAACCACGCAATCCGGGAGATTTTTACAGTTAAACTTACAAGGAGCATTTACAGACCTAGGATTAATTAGGGGACAATATAAAATTGTATATAATTTTCATCATGATTGGGTTGGAAGTGCTCAAAATCAATCTTTATTCCTTAAAGAGATTTCCCCGGACCGTGATGAAGTACATCTAGTTTTAACAGAACCAGTTATGTCACCTAGTAATTCATCAGGGACGCAGACTATTGGCCAGGCCATATCCTTATTTGAAAGTTATGTTAAAACAGCAAAATTAACTGATAAAACACAATTAAGTTATTTTATATTAAATTTTGGTCAAAATAATATTTATAAGGCCATAAATGCCTGGGTTGAAGGTACAAATATATACATAAAATTATATGAACCTTTACCAGAAGAAATTACAGAAAAACAGCGGGTATGGATATCATCTGAAGTTACCAAGCCATATGTGGATAATATAGTTATTCAATCTCCACCGGTAGCTCCTCCAAAAAATACATTACGTGGCCCAAATTTTGATGCAGCAACATATAATCAAGGCACAGAAACAGATTTTAAAACATGGACAGATTTATTAGATACTACAACAGCTACTTCTCAACAAATTATAGATAATTATTTTAGTGGTTCGTTACAAGGCGTTGCGTTAGGAATTGATTATACAGATTTTAATAATTTCATTCATTATGGTTCAGCTGAAGAAAGGGTAAAGAATTTTTATTATAAAGTACAATTAATAGAACATTACGATGACCAGATAAATTATCTTAACACAAATGTCTCTGGTTCTGATTCTGGATCATTAATTAATAATGTTACTGTTAATCAAAAGCGTAAAGATATTGTAATTGGAGGTTTTGATAATTTTGAAAGATGGCTTTATAACGATTCTACGTCGAGTTTATTTACGCATGGAATTACCGGGTCTTTAACAACCTTTCCAAAATATATTCAAACAGGTAGTGTAAGTGGATATGATAAAGGTTGGAAATTACATCACTCTACATCATCATTAGGAATAGCTTGGTACAATGGGTTCGTGATATCCGGATCTAATTTTGATCGTGAAAATCAAAATGCACTACTTAAAAATATACCTGAATTTATTCAATTAGATGAAAGTAATGATCAATTTCTTTTATTTGTGAATATGATTGGCCAACATTTTGATATTTTATGGTCTTATATAAAAGAATTAACAGATACGTTTACTAAAGAAGAACATCCTAAACTTGGTACAAGTAATGAACTTCTATATGATATTGCTCAATCAATGGGCGTACATTTAGTAAATGGAAAACAGGCAGATCAACTATGGCAATATAAACTTGGTAAAAATGTTAGTGGATCGTTTCAATCCACCGGTTCAATGTTTAGTAAGTCAAGTGAAGATCTTACATATGAAGTCTGGCGTAGAATAGTTAATAACTTACCGTATATATTAAAAACAAAAGGTACAAGTAGAAGTATTAAAGCTCTTATGAATTCTTACGGAATTCCAAGTACTTTATTGAGTATTAGAGAATATGGTGGTCCTGCAGTTGCTAATACTAAACCAGCTTTAGTAGAAGATAGATTTTCATATGCACTTCGAATAGCAACAGGATCATATGT